AGCCAAGAAACCAAGACCCTGCCGTTCCTGTCAGGACTCCACACCACCTTGCTGTCAGGCCCGTTACTCCAGAAAAATCTACCTCTGGTTAGCGTGTGAGCCTGAACCATATTATCATTATAGTCTACCTGCTGATATATTTTAGTAAGGTTGAATATAGACGACTTACTCTCGTCCCTGAAGGCGTGAGACTCTGTCCTAGGGAACTGTCGATAGAACTCATTCATCGCATTGCTATCAGCTTTCAAAGACTCAATCTCGTTATTCCAGTAGTCAACAGCTCCCATATCTATCATCTCTCCGTCCACGCCCTCCACAGAAGTTTTGGGAGATGCAAACACAGGCATTCCGTGCCTGTCTATATATCCCTCGAAGTTCCACTCCATAGGAATGAATAATGAGTATAGACCACTCTTAGTTTGCCCATTGGCGTTTCTCTTGGATGGGTTGGAGTCCTCGTATAGTTTCTTGAAATTATTACCTCCTTTGTTTAGAGCATTACACGTTGAGCCCATCATACACTTACCTATAACCCTGCTACCCAACCTTAGGCAAGTCTTGGTTACACGCCAGTTGTTCAGGATGTTCTCAGGTTTCTCCCACTTGCCACTCTCGTCATGCACCAATAGCTTAAGCTTCTCACCATCATAACTGTTGTCGGCTGTGTTCTTCCAGTCTATAGTTGTGTCCAACCCATCTATATCATCGTCACCGAGCTGATGCATATTCTTCTTAGTAATCTTAGATGCAGGAACACGATACGCTAACTCAGTCTTAGGCCTGTCCATACCGTCCTGAATAGGTTTGAAAAAGAACGGGTAGTTGTTTGATATGGGCACAATCTTATCTACGAATAGCTTCTTAGCATCGTTACCCGTCTTGGATAAAACACCAATCCTAGAGTCCTTAGCTAGTGTAGCCATATTAACAGACTCTGACGCACCCATAAAAGAAAACCCTGAACGCCTAATCTTTAAATAGCACATTCCGAAGCACCTCTTGTCCGCCTTGCATGCCTCCCAAAAAATATAGAATATTCTATTGGCTTCTCTATAATCAGGATAGCCAACATCAATCTTAGTCCACTGCAAATACATGTAGTGTGAGCCTGTAATATATGTAGGAATCCCAGCGTTGTAAAACCAAACTCCATGCTCCCTCCTATCAAACTCTTGCTCTATATATTCAACCCAAGACGACTTGAAGTCCGAAGACATGTCGTTCCACTGGAATATGCTTTTTATTCTTTTTAGGTTCTTGGGGTATTCACTCCTCTCCCAATACTGACTCCTCTCATTTGAAGACCTCTTGATTGCATTTTTAGACTGCCTAGGTAGTGCAACGTTCAACCCATTGATATTATAGATGTCTCCTATAGTCCCATCTCTAGATATAACGACAATGTCATGCACCTTGTCATAGCCGTAAACCCAAGACTTAGCCTTGTTCTTTTTAGCCAAAACAGTCTTTGGAACATGGTCGTTTAATATTACGTATAATTTATTTTGAGTTTCGTTCTGCAAATCCTGTAAATGATGTGTTACCTCCCGAAGTATTTAAAGTTTCTTTTTCAGATTCTATTCTTGATAGTATCTCAAAAGCATCGAATATGGCTAATTTTTTTGTGGCGGCAGCGTTCTTCAACCTGTCAGCAGCAAGCTCGTCCTCAGGGTCGGGCTTTATTATCTCCTCTTGAGCAACCTTTATTAATTGATTTACAGCCTTGTATCCTGCCTCAATAATTTCTGACTTTATCTTTGAAGTGTTCACTGTACTTCCTATCCCAGGAAGGGTCTTTTGTTTTTTGGAATTGCTCATATATCTCTACTGCCTTTGGACATCTCTGCCATCTGTATTTACTTTTTACTTTTACGAGCTTACATCCGCAATCAAGCCACCTCTCTACTTTTTCCATTTAATAGAAATGTTATTGGTGAACATTCTATATAGCTTTTCCCCTTCAATTTCAAACTCGTATTCACTGTCTGGAGTAAAAGATACTAAATCGCCAGATTGTATACCTAACTCCTCTAGCTCTTTATTTATGTACTTCATCTCTCCTGTTAGGTGCTCTCCTGTAGGTTTTACGAAGCAATACTTCCCTGGACACTTCCAGCCTCCCTTATGGG